GACGCCGCGTTTTTCAAAGTTGTAAGGGGACAGGGTGTTGGCCAGGTTTGACAGGGGTTTGGCCAAGGCGGGATTTGGGGGGACGCACCGGGACGACGCGGGACAAGTCGAGACGAGATAGTGAGCTGTAGGGCCAGCCGCGCCCTCTAGAGCCGATTTGCCTGGTCGTCGTGGGGATTGGTCAGGTCAGAGCTACGACGCGCTAGAGGCGCACATGGGCGCGCCAATCGAGGGGAAGCTGCGGACGGTCGCTCGTGCGTGCGGACGACGGAAGGGCGGCGCTCGGCCAGCAATGTGACCATTTTTCGAGGTATTTGCGATCCGAACTGACGAACCCGCCTGAAACATGAGCGATTCGTTACGTCGACCGATCTGTCGAGTTTGGTCGAAATTGGCCAAGAGACTGTCAAAGTAGCGCTCGGCGGACGCGGCGATTCGTCACAATTTGCCGCAAGTATCCGTTTTTTTCGCTCTGTTCGCCGACTCGCCGCAGTTGGGTAGGTTCGGATCATTTTGACACGACCCTCAGAGCGGTGATCCGAACTGACAAACAGCCGGTAATTTGGCTCGATTTTGATTTGTCCCGTCGTACGGCTCTCTTCGACAGTCCGGGCGCGTTGGTGGCTCGTTTTTGCAGCCAGATTGAAAGTAGTTAGGTCTAGATTTGAGCGTCGGTGAGCGTGGTGGCATCCTATGGATGCGATCCCGAGAGAGGTCCCCGCCTCGCTAATCTTGGGACACGTGTCGGAGGTCACAGGGCTTGGCCTCCGGCGACTTTTTGTGGCTTCAGCGCGACCATAGTAGGTACCCAGCGCGCTGTTTATCGATGTTGTTCTTCGGGTATGACGTCCACGCGACGTACCCGTCATCTGAACGGTCAACGACGACGATATAGCCATCTGCAGAACCGTTATCGACGAGCTGAATGTAGCGTTTCCGAAGTGTAACCGAGCCGTCCTTGCGGCGGTGTGGGACAAGCCATATTTCGTACGGGTTTTCGACCGCTGCTCTCGCTTGAGGAACGAACGTTACTCGCCGTATATCGGTGTTCGTATCGCCCTTCTTTAGCAGGTAGTCGAGATACCTCTTCGTGAACAACGCTTGGTCGCCGGTCGGGTCCTTCACAGGCGCCTCTTCGGCTCCAAATAGAGTATTCCAACGCTCACCCATCGCGGCACGTTCAGCGTCAGTGTGTGGAGTGTCCCATTTCTCTTCCGCTGGTGCCCTAGTAGTGACGGAGCGCGCAGGTGGGCGACCATAGTCACGGAACGTCCGCACGTCGTCAGTTGCTGGCTCTTTCTCGGGCGACCACACGCCTCGAGCCTGACCGACATTGACGTCGAATCCTGGGTCGATGCCATTCGGCACCTTCCGGGTAATGCCGTTACGTTCGTCGTGCCAAAGTGAGTACGTCGTCTTGGGAGCAGCACTCGAAGGGGTGAAGCCGTACCGTTCTAGATCGCGATCTGAGAGCTGGATAACCTTGCACCTACAGCCCCATCCGTTCGGCGGATAGTGAGTCTTCCACCACGGGTCATCCCACCGTAGCGTCGTGCCGTTCCACTTGAGGTGCAGCGCCCGTGTGCGACCATCTCCGTCGATGGCGACGTAGCGCAACCAAGGACGAGCCTTCGCGACTCGCTCAACCCGTTGCCATTGTGCAGCCGCATGAGCGGTGCGTAAGTTGGTGTCATAAATGATCTGTAGACGTCGAGCTGAGCCGAGTTGCACGGTGCGCAACTCTCCCGTCTTAGGGTCGGCCATTTCCTTCTCGCCCCACCAGCCCTTCGATTGAAGTAATGGCTTCAGTTGCTTACGGAACTGGGCGACCGTCTGCCCTTTCGCCAGCGCGTCGCTTACTCCCTGATAGAGGTCAGCTAATACGTCGAGCTGAGTCGCTTTCGCGACCGTGAACGCCTTCGCGTGTTGTTCCGCCCAGACGTCTCGCCAATCGAAACTAGGTTTCAGCCCCTTCTGACGGAACCATCGTAACGCGTCTTCCGGAGCGAGCCCGAATGGCGAAACGTCACTCATGTGAGTGGCGCCCCAGCGTCGCCGGCAACATTAGCCGCGAAGAGCATTCGCGCCAACGCTTCGGTTAGGTCTGCATTGTCTTCGGTGGCGAGCTCACCGAGACGCTTCTTGACGTCTGCGAGTGTGCGACAGTCTGCCAACAGCGTATCAATACGGTCGACCTCAGGACCCATAAGCCGCCGCCAACCATCTTGCGGCGAGAATGCGGTGCCATCACCTAACGCTGGCTCGGCGAACGCAACGCCCGCGTTAGCTGTATTCGTCGCTGGCGGCACGAAGTCGTAGTTGTCCCCGTAGACGTCAGCGACGTAGGCCGACCTTGGGCGGTAACCCATCTGATTCAGGATGTTGTCGCGGTCTGCGATTGCCTTGAGGTCTAGGGCAACCGTGAAGTCGCGATAGACGCGCGGTACCTTGGCTCCCGGGAAGTTCCAGTTCGTGAGCCAGGTAGCGACCTGTTTGACGAACGACTCGTCGAGCAGATCCGAATCGGTCTTGGCTCCGGCCGTCATCACCTTGAAGTGCACTTCGGACTGTGAGAGCGACGCACCGTTGTCCGTCGTCATCGTTTGCAGCAGGATGATCTTAGCGATGGCAGCGTCGAGACGTGCGACGAACTGCTCGAAGTCACCGCCGCTCGAACGCACCGCTTGGATTAGCTCGATGTCGACGCCGCGTGGTACGACGATTTTGCCGCCATGGGTGATCTGACCGAGCAGGGCGAGGAGCTTGTTCCGGTCATCCTCTTTGGTGCCAGGAGGCACGACGCCCTTCGGCGTCGGATTCGCGAAGCGTTCGAGGAACTGCGACCAGAACTTTAGTCCGTTTCGCTTGAGCCATACCGGCCAGTACAGAGCAGCGCCAAGGCCCGACCCATACGGGTCGTCGTCATCTTCGGCGCCGCACGAGAACACCCAAAACTTGTTCGGCGGTAACGGTGTCGGTGTGCCGTTCCTTAATAGCCGTAGTGTACGGTCTGCAGAGGCGAACTTGAATCGCGCAGAGCGACGTACGAGAATGCGGTCGAGGTTTACGAGTCCGTTACTGTCGACGCTAAACATGCACTCGCCGACGCGGAACCCGTAGATGAGTCCACCAAGCATCTTGTAGCAGGTGTGGTCCCAACTAATCTGTCCCAATTGCCGGCGTATGTCATCCGCTGCGAGCTTATCGATATCGGCATCACCACCGGGGTCGACTCGCCACTCTCGAGCAATGATCTCGGTGCGCCGTTGCCGAAAGCACGGCTTCACCTGGTCATCCTCAAGGAGTTTCTCGTATATTGAGTAGTCGCCGCCTCCGTGCGCTCTTAGTACCTCATCGCGAGGTGTTAGCGTCTCGCCTGATGACGAGGTGTCCTCAGCGGATACCTCTTCGAGTATCGCGGGCGGCGACGACGGTGCCGCTGCTGCTCGCAGCGCACCAGCAGCGTTCCTGATGATACCCGGAGTGGCGGCCATTGACGCACGGAGGCGGTCGAGTAGTGACATGAGGACCTGTTACTTGGCTTTCTTTGCCGTCTGCTTGAGCGCTTCGCCGACCGTCGCCTTGGTGGCCGCCTGAGCGGCTTGCGCCGCTGCTAATCGCTTGAGATATCGTGCCGGATTACCCGACGCGATTGCCGCTTCGATGATGGTGATGAGCGACGTGATTGCCGATACTGATAGTTTAGCTACTAGACTTGTAACGGTGTCGGTTATTACTGACATTCGACCCACTCCTGAGTGAGAGCTGCGTACTTGTTGTCGATGGCGTCGGTATCGCAGTTGTCTAGGGTCTTGCCATGGCAAGACTCAAACAACTCCGCCGCGTATTTGGCTTGGATAGCAGTGAGCGTAGCTGGTGAGCACACCGGTTTCTCGACGCCCGAGCAGGATACGAGTGCCGGAACGGCGAGCATAGCCAACAGGGCGGGAAGCACCGACTTGACACTGGTACTCGGTTGCGTGTTCACAGTCGGAGCTACTCCAGTCGAGTTCGAGCTGAACTGTTTACAGAGTGTCTCGAATCGCCGTAGTGCCAACTGGAGTTCGTCCGAGGCCGTCGCCTTGACGACCGCAGTCTTGCGGTCAACGAGCCCCTGCATGATGACGTAGATTGAACCCGCTACGACGGCTGCCATAGTGGCAGTCATGCTACCGTCCGATGTTGGCATGACCTGGCCGCTAAACAGCGCGGTGAGCATCGTGAGGATGGTCACTAGCAGCTTGCGGCTGGCTAGTTTGTTTATAATATCGAACAACACACTATCTCCTTTCATCAGTACCCGTAGTGCGGGAGTGCACCACCGAACGCCCCATCTGAGACTGCGCCGCCCGTGACCGAGAACTCGAGCGGACCGGACTCAATCTCTGAGCTTGCAAATAGAGCCATCGCTCCGGCGACCGCTGAGTCGGCGTGCCGTTGGCCTGTTGGTGTCTGACGCGACTTCTCAGGCGGACGAGCGACACCCTTGACGACCTCGAGTGAGTGGAAGTCGTCTACGATTTCGGCGTCTCGCGGCAGCGAGAAGGCGTCGTCCTCGAGCGCTGCCCGAATCTTGGGCATGTGCTCGCGGTACCATCCCTCGGTGAGCATTACCTCGGCGACCATCTCGGCGCCGTACTTCTGGCGAGTGACCTCCGCGAGATATTGGCCGTTGCCTCGTGCGTCGAGCGCGACACCGGAGCACCGCGGCAGGTGGTCGACTAGGTAGAAGAGCACCTGTTCCTGTTGGCGAAAGGGCACGTTGCGCAATTCGACGACGAAGGGTGTGACTCGTCGCAGGTCGGACTCGACCACTACTGGCCACAGGACGGTCAAGTCACCGCTACGACCAAAGTCCTCGCCGAGGGCGGAGCGCCCGGCGCCGGCAATCCGTTGGAGCTCAGGCTCGAGGTTGTCAGTGCACCAGTCGAGACACGCCTGATATCTATCGTCCTCGCCGCGGTCGACGAACGAATCAGGGAGCGACCACCGTAGTACCTTCGCATCGGTAACGCGGCCCTCGAGCAGTGTCCGAGGCAGGTAACGACCGCCGCTCTGTCGCGGGATGCAATCGAGTTCCTCGGCGGCTCCGTCACCGTAGAAGTCACGTATCTCTTTGGACCATGAGAGCTCGGCCTCTTTGGTCCACTCAGTACCGAGCCGCAGACAGACGCGACGATATAGCCCCTGCGCAACAGCGTCGTCGAACGTACAGCGCAGTAGGGCATACTTCTTTCGACCCGCCCGGCAGTCCTCTACTAGTTGGTTGAACGGGTTATCGACCCCATCGTGGGTCGAGATGATGAGCACCTTGCCACCCCAGATGAGCAGAGCCATCGCCGCCTTGAGCAGCTCGGCTAACTCGTCGTGGAAGGCGGCCTCGTCGATGATGACGTACCCTTGACGGCCACGAAGACTACGCGGTCGGCTGCAAAGGGCAGTAATCGAGTAACCGCTCGCGAAGGTGATCCTGAACGCAAGGATGTCCTTATCTTCACCACCGTTGACCTGGTCCTTGAACAGAAACTCTTGGACCTCGACCGCGACGCGTAAAAACTCTTTGGCCCACCGAGCGCACTCGTCGATGAACTCTCGGGTCATGTCCTTGTTGAACCCGAGATAAAAGGTGTGCATCCCGCCGTGTGGGCGAGTGACAGACGAGCGAAGTACGGCGTCGGCGGCTACGGCCCAGGTCGCACCAATGCGGCGCGACTTCTCGACGACGGTCACCGGGTTATTGGCGATTAGGCCTAATAGTTCCTGCTGGTAACTCAGGAACACTGAGTCGGGCAGCTCCTCGGTCATTGCGGCGCCTTGCGTAACAAAGCTGACCACGTCGCTAGGTCTATGATGCCGGTCGCCGGAAGCCCGGAGTTCGTCTGCAGTCGCTGGACCGCTCTGATGGTGTTCGCGCCGTACTCGCCATCAATCATTACTCGTAAGAACGACTGAGCGAGCAGGACGTACGCGCTACGTGTCCCGCGTTGTAGCCGCGGTAACATCTCTGGTCGCACGTCGGTCAGCTTCAGCCACGACTCGATTGATTGCGGCTCGACGAGTTGTGCACTTGCCTCGGCTGACTGAAGCGCGTCCTCGAGCGGTATGACCCGTTGGATCCGTCGGGCTCCGATGCGGCCACTGACTATCGTATGATTGCGTCGCGCCCCGCCTGGTTGTCCGTATTCCGCGGTCTCGAGATTCGTCGAGCAGTGGTGGCTCACTACTATCGCGTGAGCGTCAGTCCCGTCAGGTCGGTTCCAGACCAGGAGCACGTCGCCCGGCGAATAGAGCTCGCCGTCCTTCGGACCGCGTGCCACCGGGCAGCTAAACGCGAGTTTGGAGATGTTCCGACCGGCACGGTAGTTGAGACCCTCCGCGCGATTGAGCCAGTCGCACCGTAGTCCGAGTCGATACAGTAACCAGTGAGCTAGGTCGCCGCACGACGAGTAAGCCTTACCCGTGTCGCGAGCTTCGGTCACAGCAATGTAGATAGGGTCGCCTTCGTGGCGTCCTGACGTGCCGTTAGTCGCGATATCGAGGTACGCAAGCGCCAACGTGCGGCGCGCTTCGAGTGCGAGCATGGTCATGATTCCTTCACCCCCAAGATTCGACTCTTGATGGCGCTAATGGTCGCCGAGCTGAGCCCCTCGCTTGTTGCGGCTTCTTCGGCTGCGTTAGCGGCGTCCTTGAGCGCCTGCTCTCGGATCTTGAATACGGTCGACGTGTTGACCTCGGTCGACTTCTCGAGCTGGTAGATAGACCTCGAGAGTTGCAGCATCGCCTCGGGGTCGACCGAATCGTCCCTCGACAGTTGAACGATGAGCTTTAGGAGCTGCCCATGCAGCAGTTCGATAGTGACACGACCGGTGTCGGTGTTGAGTGACGCGCCAACCTCTTTACCGAGGGCGACGGCCATCTCACGCGCGTAACGGACGCTCTCTGCTGCGTGTTCGAAGTCTACTGAGTAGCGGCCGACTGCACTCTTGCTCACGGTCGCGCCTAGACCACGCAGGTGGTCCGTAACCTGCCTGATGGTGTGCCGACCATCAGTGAGTAACCGATCGAGCTCCGCCTTGATGGCAGGATCTAGATCCTGAAGTGGTCGACGCTTAGGCATGTGGACTCGGCCGCCCCGCGCTCGGTCGACGCACGCCCGGCACCTTTGCCCGCCCGGCGGCTACATCTCCACCGCGCTCCGTGAGTGTGGCCACGATGACGCGACCTTTGCCGACGTCCTCGAGCGTCACTAATCCCTGCTCGGCGAGCCAAGAGAGTTCAGTCCGTACGACGTCGCGACTGACGTTGTGACCAAACTCGTCGAGTACTACCTGTAGTACCGAGTCGTTGAGCTCGAAGTTCTGGTCAGCGAGTGACCGAAGAATGACGAGCCGACGGTCAGAGGCGAGTACGTCGTCGAGCGTCACGACGCTGCTCCCCGTTGGAACCACTCCTCGTGCAGATCGAGTCGATGAGCGAGCCCGTCCAACGATTTGATGACACCAGCCATCTCAACCGTCAGCCGTTGGATTGCGGCCGTCATCTCGGTCACCTCGCGAGACGTCGGCAGGTGCTCGACACGCTCTGCGATGACCGCGATGGTCTGCTCATTCTTTCCCAGGCGGGCATCGAGACCCGAGCGGATACCGGCAATCCAAGCATAGATGCCGATAACAGCTGTCAGTACGACACTGACGAGTAATGCAACGAGAGGCCAAGGGACGTTTTCCACGGTTGGAACCGTGCTCCCTTTGACCTCTCGTTACTACGCGGCACAGGTCCACGCTATCGCGTGGCAAGTCGAACGCACTCTATCAGAAATCGAACCGCATCTGTCTAGGATCGATAGGTGCCGGCACCGACAACCCTACCAGCGCCGCCACGCGGCGCACGTATCTCTGAGTCACCTGGCACTCACGAGCGATGGTGCGTGGATCTACGCGTGCCTCGAGCATCGCTATGACGCGACCCTTAGCGAGATGGGCGTACGGGTCACGTGGGATAGCGATGCGAATTCCTCCGTGGCTCGTCATGAGCGCGCGGAACCGTTCGTACCCGAGCAACTGAGATAGTGGATGTTGCTCAGTCGCGTTGCGCGGGATGTAGTACTCGAGTCCACCGAGACTCGAGACGAGCAGTAACGCACCCTCGACCCCGATGCTGACGGCGATGGCTCGCAGCATCGGGGGCCAATCCTCGAGACAGTGCTCAGTGTCGACGAGGTTGGCGTCTGTCATGTTGCCGTCCGTTGCTTCGCTTGTTGGCTTGTGTGCCGTCGCTCGATCGCCTTCAGTCCCTCGATGACCTTGTTGGCCTGGTCCGGCGTGAGCCACTCCGGGTCACTACAGTCGGTCATTCGCTCGACGAAGAGACGACACGCTTGCTTCGAACCGTCGCGGAGCGAACCCTCGCGAGCCATTGCTCCCCACAGTGCCCAGACCTTGCGCACGTGGCGCTTATCGCTCGGTCGCCATGGCCGTGGAGCTTTCGCAGCCGCGGCCCGCTCGTTCTGCCACCCGAGCTCGCGCATGTGGTCGACGACCCGCTGCAACTCGACGACCGTCATGGTGGCAGCCGAGTCCTTACCTATCGTTGCCTCGAGCATGTCGTGATAGGTGTCGTCATCGAGCCCGAGCGCTTTCTGCCCGATGTGGATCTGAGCGAGCAACGCTTGTCGCGATAGTCGTCCAGATGTGTTGGTCATGCTGCCTCCGTTGGGATCGGTCTCGTACCGAGCTCGGCACCGATTGCCCCATAACCAGCCACGTCGACCCATGAGTCGACATGGTCCGGCGAGAAACACAACCGCGAGAGCTTGAACGCGATCATGCACGCTGCGACCTGCTCCGGGTAGACGTCGGTACTCAGTAGCGTCGACCACAGTTGCGCCGTGCGGCGGAAGCACGGCTCGAGCGGACCGTGCGCACTGTTGCGCGACTCGAGTGCCTGCCCGGCGCGCGTTAATATCGTATAGCGGTCGACTGGCTCCTGGAAGGTCAGCGGAGGAACGTTGTCGACCGACGTGCGCTCTGGCGCTGGTACGTCCGTCGGTCTCACGACGGTCGTATCAATGTGGTGAGCCTCCAAGACTCGAAACGCTAGCTCGAGTAGCTGTCGCATCGAGTGTTCGACCGTCAGTGCGTCGCCGTCTTGGTGGGCGGCGGTGGCAATGTTCGCGAAGTTGACGATACCGCGGAGGCTGTCGATTGTCGTATCTGCTGCACTAGTATTTACGGCCATAATGGGGGGTGCTTTCTGCGTTACGTAAGCTCGTGACTAGGGAGATGAGTTCGTTTCGGATGGGGCTACTCGGACCAAACGTATCCGCCCGTTTGGTCACTGTGTCTGCGACGCGTGAGAGTGTGAGGCGACGGACCGCGTCGATGATGCCAGCTCGCTTGAGCGCCTCGACGAGTGCTCGCGGCTCAATCATCAGGTCGTTGGCCGCGATTTGGACGCCCGTCGTTAGGCGCGCCGCCGCTTCGTCAGTCGCGGCGCTCATCGGTATCACCCTGCGTGGTCGGGCGAGCGTTGGTCAGGTCAAGCGGGATAGGATCCCACTCGGCGGTTGGCGAGTCGCGTCGATAGAATCGCAGGTAAGCGGTTGACCCGACCACCTGTACCGAGTCGCTGATTGCGGCCATTGCTGCCTGCCACTTCTCGTCGGTAATTGCGAGCTTACGTAGTCCGAGTACTCGTTCCGTCGAGATGCGACCCAGGCGGTCCGTTTGAAAGGCGTGCTGCACAAGGATTCGAACCTTGTCGTCGGCGGTGCGAGACCACTCGATAACGCATTCGTCGATGAGTTTCTTCGCAGCCTGCAACCGCTCGTCGAACTGTATGTGGTCACTGATTTGGCGGGTGACCTTCAGTAGCCCGTCGTACGACACGAGCTGCAGGTTGCCTTTGACGCCGCCCTTCGATGCGCCGTACTGCTCGTCGCTGAGAGTGAGGAACGCATCGAGGTCTTCGTTTAGCTTGTTCTTCAGGTCGCCAAGCATCGCGCTCACTCGAACCGCTTCAGCGACGAGCTCGCGCACCGTACGGTCGCGAAGTAAGTCGACCGGCTTGATGTGACTGATAGGGACGAACCGACCTCGTGCGTCGGTCATCATTTCGGGTTCTGTCGTCATTACGCGTCTGCTCCTAGGTTGTCGACGGCCGCACGGATGCGGTCAAATGTGAGTGCTTTTGCGGTGCCTGCACCGGCGAGTCGCAGTACCTTTACGACGCTGCGCAGCGCCCCCGGTCGTTGAGAGACGCGCTCGAGTAGCTTCAGTGACTCGTCGTCGGTGACTCGCCAGTGTCCAGCTACGGCAGTGACGTCGCCCTTCGTGGGGCGCCGGAGGAATAGCTTGAGGCCGAGTCGAGAATTGATCTGAGCGAAGTTGGCTGCACGGTTACCGCTCGCGATACGTGCGTAGCTCGTCTCGTTACCGACGAGGGCTAGCCCGACCTTGGTTACGTCGTGGATGCTCCGCAACTCCTCGATGGCCGCCATCGATAGGTGCTGAGCTTCGTCGATGATCAGGAGCCCAGCCGTGCCACGGACCTTCGCGCGGATTTGCCGGGCGATACGTCGTGCGCCGCCTGCCGGGTCTTGGATGCCGAGCGACTCGGCCACTTCCTCGAGTGCCGGCACGACCGCCGCCGTGGCCGGTGTCGCCGTGGCAATCCAGACCTCGTCGTACTGCGACCGGTACCAGTGGATAGTGCGAGTCTTACCGACGCCGGGCCCGCCGTAGATGCTCACCATGTCGTGGTAGGTCTGTGCGTACGCGAGAGCCGAGAGGATCTTCTCGCTCGACGCCGTCTCGACGAACGCCTCACGGTCAGCGGGCGCCATGGTCTCGAGTAGACGCTGCCGCCGCTCGAGCCACTGCGTGGCCGCCGTCTCGAGCGCTTCCTGACTTTCGACGTTGGCTCCCTTGAGCCAACGACTTACGATCGGGTGGCTGTCGACATTGAGAAGGTCAGCCATTTGCCGGATACTCAGCCCGTCCTGCTGCATGGCGGTTTGGATCCGTTCCTGCAGACTCAAGGTTTCGCGAGTTGTGGTCATTTGCTGGACGTTCGATACGGGTGCGCTAGATTGAGCTTGCTCAGACATTGAGTTCCTGTGTGTGAGGGGCACACGTCGTCTTCTGCGACGTGTGCCGTTTACTAGTTAGTCGTTGACTGCGGAGCGTCGACGTTGCAGCCCGTGGCGCGCAACGTTACCGACGTCGAGGATGAGATTGTCGCCCGCGACAGCTCGAGCACGCTCTTCGCGCGTCGGTTCAACCTTGGGCGGGACCACTGCCGGTGATTGACCGACACCGAAGGCGGCTCGAACCACGTTGGTCGTCGGAGCTGTAGGGGTCGATACGACGCCCTGTGACTCGAGATGCAGGCGAGCTAGTTCGGCATCCTCGAACGTTTTGGCGGCGTCGGCGACTCGCTTCTCTGCTCGTACGAATGTACGCCGTGCCTTCTCATGTGCTCGTGCTGCCCGTTGGTCATTGAAGCCGGTGCGCTCCTGGATGGGCGCATGGCAGACGTATTCGCCGTCCGGTAAGTACACATACAGCCCGTCGTATAGGTGCGTTGAGTCGTAGCGCACGACGACCTCGGCTCCGCGGAGACTCTTGCAGCCGTCGCCCCAGTAACGATTGTTGAACAGGTGGATGCAGCCGTCAGATTTGCGTACCGTGACCGTCGTGGATGCCAAGAACAGGATGCGGTGCTGCGCTTCAGACAGTCGTCTCGGTACGCTCTGTGCGTAGCTCTCGGCGAACGTCGCGTCGAATGACCTACCGGCGCACACTCGGGCCGTGCGACCATCGCGAGCATTGTGTTCGGCGATTTGTGCTGCGACGAGCTGGTAGAACTCGGCAATCGGGATAGCCCTGGTGCCGTAATCGTGCGGCTTAGTACACGGCGAGTTACCGGTGTAGGCGCCAGCGCACGCTGGATGCTTCGCGATCTGTTCGCAAAGGTCACGCCACGCGCGTTCGATCGGCTTGCTTCTCCCACTATATGGCTTCGTCCACCGTATAGTGATACCGAGCTGGATGAGGGTACCGCGTGCCGCCTCGGCGGTGTCACGGCTGAAGCGATAGCGTGTCCGAGTGCCGCCTGTGTTGGTCTTGGCGGCGAACGCACGACCGTTGTCGAAATAGCAAGTGTCCGGGATCCCCCATTTGGCACACAGGTCACCCGCGGCTCGACGTACGAGGTCAGCCGTCTCTGTGCGATCGATTGCCCATGACAGCAGCTTCCCCGAATAGACGTCCTGGAATCCGACGAGGATGGGTCGCTCAGTTTGTCCGTCAGGCCACGATACCATCACGTCGAAGCGGTGACCGTCGGCGTTGACCGCCTGCCCAGCGACGAACACCGCGCGGTCGCGTTCCTGCGACGGAAAGAGATTACTGACCGCCTCGCGACCCTCTCGGTGGTACACGATAGCCGTCGCTGGTACCTCGGCCTCTAGCCGACGGCGTAGCGTGCGCTCGTGAGGTATTGGCGACCAACCTTGGTGAGCCGCTACTGATAACAGTCGTCGATAACACGCGGACCACGCCGGCTTCGACGCTCGTAGGTAGTCGCTCTTGATGTACTCCCACGCGTCGGGGTGGCAATCAGCCACGTTCGCAGGCTCGCCACCGCGCGGCAGTAGGACCGACTCCCATTCGGCGCGTTGCAACCCTCTGACGAGTGACTCCCAACGGCGAAGCGTCCGCGCCGAATAGTCCGTACCGGATACAGCCTCCTCGTACGCTCGCATCGTCGAGAGCCCCTGGCTCATATACCGTCGTGCTAGCTCGACGAGACGAGCGCGCTCGCTCGCTGCTCGATGGTACGCGTCAGGTACGGGTGGTGTCGCCTCGTTAGCCCGTTCGGTAGGAGTCGTCGCTTCGGCGGACGACTGACAACGGATGAGGGCTGCCTGAGCCGCAGCCGGTAGAGTAGCCAACGGGAAGACGCGCTCGGCAGGGCCGTCGGCGCGACGACGTAGCTCGCTCACCCATCCGAGACGCCGGGCCTTGAGCCTTACGAGCCGCGAGCTGCGCGGTACTCCGGGAAGGTTCATGGCGGCGAGCTCGGTGGATGAGTACGATGCACGAATGACGGAACTTGAAGGGTCACTCATGGCTTCGGACGAATTCGTTGCCCCTTGGGACTGGTCGGTTGTTGAGCTACAGGATCTTTGCGACGAATTATCTAGACTCAAATTGGCCGCAACGACCCCTACGTCTGAACTGGCAACGCCAGCGACGGCTTGCGAGTGGAACGACGCTATGCGCGACCTCATTTGGCGCCTCCGGGGGCTGCGCGGTGAACCACCCGAGGCGATTCTGCGTCGTCAGCTCGTAGACTTTGGTCCTGCGGTATGTCGTCGGTTGCAGTTACGTTGCACTGAGCTCCTTGACACATTGCTGATGACGCACATCGAGTACAACGGAACGGAAACGCGGACATTCCTTGTTCCGGCTCCGTATGCGGAACGATTCGAGTCTCTTGTCCTTGGTGGCTATGCGTGCCCGGCGTGGATTGGGTACGCGCAATTGTGCGCAAGCGAATGTGTCGAGCTCGAGACCATTGATCATACTCGACCTGGTATTGCTCCCGCTTCCGCTGTAGGTACGCGCGGTGCTCAGCGAGCTCGGAGGCGTTCGCCAACCTAATGCGTGATGATTCGGTCATTACCGCGACCCCCACTTGGCAACGAACTCCTGGATGATATTCGGCGTGTGCTCGCTCGGTCCGTCGGCGACGAACAACACTCCGGCGATGTCGCGGATAATCAGGTCAGACTCGAGTACCTGTTGTTCGACCGCGCGAGCTCGGTCGGTGGATAGCCCACCGAACCCGGCGAGCTCGTGCGCTCGCAACGTCTCGAGTGCTGCGGTTAGGTCGTGGCGGACTGCCACGACGGCCTTGCGAGTCGCGCGGAGTAGTGACGCGACATCCTGTTCGGTCATGTTCCCTCCGGATACAGTTGAGTAGCCAACTCAGTAACGAGAGCCTTTGCGTCTTGTACTCGGTGCAATTCCGCGAGTGGTACAGCACGCACATTGACGGTGCGTTGGTTCGCGTCGACCCATGCCCGCTCGGCGCTCGAGAGCTCACGCAGAGCGTCGTCCATTTGTTCGCGGAGCGACCTGCTCATTGGTAACACTCCTCGACCGGTCCGCAGACACCATACCCAGCCGCGGTGTCACAACAGACGTAAGAGATGCCGCATTCGATGTCGCTGTTACATCGCTCCATGCAGCGCCACTCGCCACTGACCTGGATGCATGACTCGTCATCCTGACAAGCCCGTATAGTGCAGTGCACGGTGTCGGTGACGGGTTCGAGTACCTCGTTACATCCGCCAATGACACTAGCGATGAGTAATGACGCCACGATAATCGTTTTCATGGTCTCCCCTTTCAGATCGGTGTGTGTGCGTCGGCGCAGGTGGCGGGACGCTAAAGATTCCGGATACGGCCGGCGCTACCGGGAGCTTGCTTTCGGACGCAATTACGTGGTCGCGCGCGGCTCGAGCGATCTCCGTGACGACTGCGTCGGCGAACTCGTCGATGGCAGAGCGTGTCGTCATGCTGCCCGCCGTCGCGCCTTAGGCGTTGGCGGTAGGCTCGGTCGTCGTACGGCATGACGCATGTGGAGCAGCCGCCTATCGATTGGGTGTCCCTCGTGGTCGTAACGGTCGGGCCACAGTGTCTTGGGTTCCTGTCCGATTACGTCGGCGATGATTCGCTCTAGCGGAGCCGAGCCTCCTCGCTTGATGACTCGCCTCACGGCGTCGGACGCGTATCCGTGTTGCCGGCTGAGGTCGGCCAGGTTTAGGCCGAGCATTCGAATCGCGGCCTTGATTTGTTCGGGATGCCACCCGCCGGTTGGGCTGGCCGTTTGTGCAGTCTTGCCAAGCCGCCGGTTCCGTTGATTATTGGCGGTTCCGTTAGACATGGCCCTATGATGGGCGGCAAATAATTGCCGGTCAAGGAAATTGATTGCCGTTGGCGAACCGATCTTCATTTCGCGATCTGGACGACCAAGCCAAGGTCGAGCTTGGAACCCGCATCGGGGCGATGGTCGAAGCTCTTGGTTCGCAAGGCGCAGCCGCTGCGGCTGCTCAAATATCCGTTCGTCAATTGCGAATGTACGTCTCGGGTGAAACCGGTCCTTCGCTATTGGCCGTCGTTCGACTGTCGTCCGCCGCCGGGTTCAACCTCGACTGGGTTTGCACCGGCGTAGGCTCTCCTCGTCGAGATAACGCTCCCGCTGTGCCAGCGTCGCCACCGCTGGATGCTCGTTTCTTCGGACGCGTCACGGACGCGATTGCGAAGGCCTACAAGGAAGCTGGCGTCGAACTATCGTGTCTCGAGCTAGGACAGCTCGCGGCGACGGAGTACCAAACGTTTGCTCCGCTCGCCTCTACGGAGGACGAGCAGATATCCGTCGCCGCGCTCATCAAGACCAAACACGCTCGGATGCTGGCGTCCGAGTCGCTAGCAGAGCGAAAACGCGGGGCCTGAGGCTGGTAGGAGCGCGTAGCGGCGCCCTCGTTATATTGGGGATGCTCGGTGGGCCTAGTTGGAATTGGTGGGTGGCGCGGTTGCAGGCCGCGTAGACGCCCCTCTGATAGGGGTTCAGGTTTAGGTAGTGCAGAGAGATTGCAAAACGACGAAACCCCAGTGTCCACCACTGGACACTGGCCGCAAACGGCAACCACTGAACGCTTGACCCCTCGCGGGGTGTTCAGTGGTGTCGTTTGGCCACCTCGAAGCGTTGGTCGGTTGTTCAGTGTTGGTCATTGGCAGGGTAATAGCCGACCCGTTGACCAGTCTTCGGTCGAATTCTGGTTAACACAAGTGACCCTCGCGCATGCGCGCGCGAGGGTCACACACTCGCGATTCTTAACGCTATGGTCCCGACTATGAGCGAGAAGAAACGGGAACCGATAAACAAGAGCATTGATTTCGGCGAGTCGAACGGATCACGACCACGCATACATCAGAACCGCACCGCATCAACTATACCGCTATCACCGAATGCACATCGGTTGAGTGGACCAACGGTACAGCCGTCTAGCAGTAAAACGTCTCAACCGTCGCAGAATAGTAAGAAACAACAGGGCGGACAGGAAACAATCATGAATGTAGACCATCGAGATGATAGCGACACAACGTTCAATCTGATGGTGACAGCGAGGGCGAACGTCCTCTACCACTCAGCGCAACGCAGTAAGTGGAGCAAATGGGACAACCGGGCCAAGATTGCCTTGTCGCTCATTAGCGCGGCGAGCGCGGCTCCGCTTATTGCTGGCGTCCCTGTTTGGGTTGCTGGCGCAGGATTCGTGTCAGCGATGCTCGGAGCGTTCGTTGTTTCGATGCGCATGGATCTCAAAGCCGTGATGCATGCGGAGCTCGCGGTCGAATACGTGTCTCACCTTCACGCTTTCGAATGCATGTACGACCGCGGGCAGTACCTCGGTCTGAAAGATGCCCGGGCGGCATTCTGCGAGACTGAAAAGCGTGAGACATCTCGCGAAGGCGCCCCCGACGAAGAGGTGTTTCGTTGGGCCGAGAAGCGAGCGAGAAAAGAAAAGGGCGACACTGCCGTAGTGCCCGCCGCCTAAGCATTCGAACTTCAACCGGCAAACCCTTGCGCGGTTGCGTTATTTTGGGCAGTCTTGGTGTGACTGTCGCGTCGGGACTGAACGTCGATAGGCGTGGCTATGTACCGCGGTGCGTAGCGAGTGTGACGAGTGCAGAGTCTGCCTCGACGCATGACCATCCTCATCGAGATATTCAAAGCCGGTCGTCATACCGCTACCAACGGCAAGACGGTCGAATTCAGCGAAGCCGACCTATTGCGAGCGGCGCGCAACTACCGACCGAGCCTACATGAGGCACCTGTCGTGTTGGGGCACCCGACGGATGACGCCCCGAGTTTCGGTTGGGCCTCGCGCCTGCGGGTGCGTGGAGCGCGTCTGTTTGCGTCTCTCGACCAAGTAGAACCCTCGTTCTCTGAGGCGGTGAAGGCCGGTCGGTACAAGAAGGTTTCCGCGTCGTTTTACGCGCCGGATAGTCGCGCGAACCCGACGCCGGGTAGTTACTACCTGAGACATATTGGATTTCTCGGTGCGCAACCGCCTGCCGTCAAGGGGCTCGCAGCCGTGCAGTTTGCCGAGGGGGACGACGCAAAGTCCGCATTGACGATTGAGTTCGCGGAGGCTGCCGTTAGTACCGAGGCGGAAGCTGCGGCGGCAGACGCTGCCGATCAGATCGTAAAGGACGCGTCTGTAAAGGTGTCAGATGCGGTGACGGCGACCGTGCTCAAGCTGGTTGTCGCTCGAGTGCTCGCCGACGTCGTGGCGGCATTTCCGGAGTTGGACAAGGCGAAGGCGGAGTCAACGATTACCGAGGCGACGACGGCTGCGCTTGCCACGCCTCCCGAAGGACAGACCGAGGGCACTGCGCTGCAAGCTGCGATTGCAACGGTGCTAGCAGGTGCGTCCGTAGAAGCTCCGATCCAAGAGGCAATTACGGCGGCTACGCCTGCCGCAGCGACCGCTGACGGTGCATCACTAGACCATTCGGAGGCGTTGACGCCGCGTGAACGAGAGCTCAAGCGTCGCGAGGCGGCACTGCAGGCGAGCGAGCGTCGGATGCGACGCTCTGAGCACGAGACGTTCCTCAAGGGCGTAGCGGCTGATGGTAAGCGGCTACCGTTTCAGCGTGCGGATGCCCTCGACCTACTCGAGCGTGTGTCGAGCGGTGACATCATCTCGTTCGCGGAGGCTGGGCAGACAACGACGGTCGAACGAGTTAAGTCGCTCATCAGTGCGTTACCGAAGGTCGTCGACTTTAACGAGTTCTCCGGCGGCGAGATTAGTGGCGACGACCCGTTGGTCGTGGCTCGCGCGGCTCAGGACTACCAGTCCGAGCAAGAGTCAAAGGGTAATCACGTCAGTACGTCCGAAGCCGTACGGCATGTGAAAGGGATGCGCTAACCATCATGTACGAGAATCACTTCCCGACTATCAATCGCACTGCGGAGGCCGCCATTGCGCCTTACCGCATCGTGACAACCGGCTCGACTGAGCTGGTTGATGTTCAGGCCGACGCGGTTGCGGATGCACTGTGCGGCGTGAACGGCTCCGTCGCTGTCACTGCTGGCAGTCGTTACGATCTCAATGTGAGCGGTATTGTACCTGTCGAGTACGGCGGCAACGTCGTGCGCGGGAACAAGCTCACCACCGACGCGAGCGGTCGCGCTGTTGTTATTGCGGCCGCTACCGACCGAGTTATCGGCATCGCGTGGGAATCCGGCGACCTAGGGACCATCGGTTCGGTCCTACTGCGTCAGTCCTAAACTCTACCAATAAAGCGAGCAACGTCCGGGGCCACGCATCGCGTCTCAGAGCTCGCGAGCGTGGTGCCCGGGCACCATTAAAGGTTCATCATGGCTGATAAGCAATTTCCCAGAGATACGCACCTAACGTCGATTGCAGTCGCGTACAAGAACCCCGACTTTACCTATATCGCTGACGCGGCGCTGCCGCGCGTGAACGTCGGAAAGAAGTCGTTCGGATATACCGAGTACCCCGTCAGTGAGATGTACGACATTCCCGACACTCGTGTCGGCGAATACAGTCGCGTCCCGTTGACTCGTGTCAGCGGCAAGCGTGTCACGTCGGAGTGCGAAGGGTACGGCCAAGGTATCCCGCTATCGAACGACGATATCTCAGAGGCTCCTACCGGCTGCGACCCGAAGGAACGAGCGACAGAGCGAGCGACGAACATCGTTCTCACGGACCGTGAGCGGCGAGTTGCGAATATGCTCTTCAATGCAACCAACTACCCGGATGCTGTGAAGGTTGACGTAGCTGCGGGTTCAAAGTGGGACACCGACACCGTCAACGTCATCAAGGTGATTCGGACAGGTTTGGCCAAGGCCTACATCCGCCCGAATGTCCTCGTGTTCGGCGCGGACGCGTGGAACGCGATTGCGATGCAGCAGACCGTGGTCTCCGCGTGTCTAGGTAATGACGGTAAGTACGGCGTCGCGACGCAAGAGCGGTTCGCAGAACTCTGCGGCGTGAGCGAGGTGTTGGTCGGACAGAGCGTAATCAACTCGGTTAAGCCCGGTAAGGCACCGGTATTGGCCCCAATGTGGGGCAAGCATTGCCTCGGTCTTTACCGCGACCGCTCGGTGGACACGACAGGCGGCGTGACGTTCGGCTTCACTGCACAGTGGGGCACGCGCGTGGCTGGCTCGGCGCCGATTGACATCGGCACCAACGGCGGTGTCGAGGTGCGATGCACGGAGAACGTGAAGGAACTCATCATCGCGCCGTACGCCTGCTACTTCTGGCAGAACGTCATCGCGTGAGTTGAGTGATTCATTGGAGTAAGTGACGATGGCAGACCCATTCGCGACGGCGCAGGACCTACTCGATCGCATTGATGAGGTGCTACTCGCTCAGCTGACCAGTGCTAACGGCACTACTACTGACACGGTGAAGCTTACCAACGCGGTCGCGGATGCTTCGGCCGTCTTGAATGGGTATCTGCGACGGGTGCCACGAGATAGTCAACCTGACGCCGATACACTAAAGACCCATTGCGTCACAGTTGCTCTCTACTACCTAGCGATAGGTAGACCCGGAAAAGAGTTCGAGTCGATTCGTAACGGGTACAACGACGTCATCGCCTTCTATAAGGACCTCGTCGCCGCAGCGCAATCGACCGTCACGAGTCCGCTTGGACTAGCTGGCTCGGCGCCTCCTGAGGTGTTCTCGGAACCGGCGATGAGCGGGTTCGTGCCACGTGTCTGAGGTAGCTGGCGTCAGTATCTCGACCATCACCGATGACACGGTGAGTGCCGAGCTATCGAAACTAGCGCGCCGCATCACCGATATCGATCCTGTGCTCGAGGACATGGCCGAGTCCAATGTCACCGAGACGAAGATGCGGTTTGAGCGTGCCGAGGGGCCTGACGGCGCAAAGTGGAAGGGTCTAGCGGCGGCTACTCTCGCGCGTCCTGGTCGCGTTCGTGACGGCGGTACCGCTCGTGTCCTCCAAGATAATCGTCACCTGTTCGACTCGGTGCACCCTCAGGTGTTGTCGGGCGTCGGTTTCGAGGTGGGCGTGTCGATGGTGTACGGACGCATACACCAACTCGGCGGACAGGCTGGGCGCAATCACGCAGTTAAGATCGAGGCGCGGCCATACCTCGGCATCAGCGAAGCTGGGCGCAAGGAACTCTTGGCCATCATGCAGGACCACTTGAAGGGATAAACAGATGCTCGATGCTCTTGCTTCGTCGATGGTGCGCCGGCTCAAGGCGCAGATGCCGGTTTGGACCGTCGAAGACTTTCCAAATGCGCCCGAGCGATATAATTTCTGCCATCAGACGTCGACGTTGCTCGTTGCGTTCGAGGGGTCGACGTATTCGGACCCGTACGCGTTATCGCCGATGGCCGCCGACCGTGAAGTCGAGATGAGTGTCACCGTATTGGCGCGTCAGTTGCGTGGCAACTTGAGTATCACCGGCGCGTTCGAGCTGATTCGAAAAGCGTTATTTGGTTGGCGACCGACGACCGAAGATGACAAACCAATTGGGTTCGGCGCGATGCGACCCACTCGAGAGTCGTTCGTTGGCGAGGAACAAGGGGTGTGGCGTTACGTGGTTGTGTACCGCAGTGCGCTGCCGACTGTAGCCGCTATATCTACCACCACTAGCGCGGCGCTGAAAAGCGTTGGACTGAAGGGTACAGGCGAATGACTCGTTATCGATACAGCGGACCTACGACGAGCTTCACACTACGCGAAGGCGGCGACGTATTTCTCACGAACGGCTGCACGACGGAACTGTCGCCGGACAATGACTATGTGCGCACGTTGGTCGCACAGGGTCGGCTCGCACCAATGGTGTTCGATGATGTGACCCCTGAGCCGGCGAAGAACAAGAAGTCGAAGGAACCCACCCAATGACTACATTTCTGCACGGCGTCGAAACCCAGGAGCTGACGAAGGGCCCGAAGGCTATCACTCAGGTCGTTAGTGCTGTCGTTGGTATCATCGGTACCGCTCCTATTCACCACGCGGAGTCTCCGGCGGTCGTGAATAGTCCGGTGTTGGTCCTGACAGATCGCGATAACGTTCAATTTGGCTCCGGAGTGAGCGGTTACACCATCCCTGACGCACTCGCGGGAGTACAAGCCCAAGGGTACGGTACGTCGTTCGTTGTTAACGTGTTCGATCCGACCAAGCACAAGACCGATGTACCCGCGGCCGACATCGACATTGTCACCGGGTCTATTGTGCTCACGCACAAAGATATCGTTAGCTGCACCGTGAAGGCCGCCGGAGGCGCCGGTAACGCCCTAACGATGGGTGTCGACTACAAGCTCGACCGCAAGACGGGTATCATCACCATCCTGACTGATGGTGCGCTCAAGTCGGCAGCTAAGGCGAACGTTGCGTATGCGTACGGCAACCCCTCGGCTATCACGGCTGCCGATATCATCGGTGCCATTACCGAAGCGGGTAAGCGCACCGGCATGCAGGCGCTGCTTGATTGCGCGTCTCTATACGGGATGAGTCCAAAGATTCTCATCGCTCCCGGGTTCAGCTCGGCGTCGAGCGTACAGGCGGCACTCCAGGTGCTTGCGCAGAAGACGAAGATGCGAGCAGTCGCGCTCGTAGATGCGCCGTCGGGCGCAAAGATGACGCAAGTGCTCGAAGGCCGAGGCACGAGTGGCACGCTCGAACTGCGGTTGAGTGATGACCGATTGTTCTATTGCTATCCGCACCTGATGGCTTACGACGCGAACACGGACTCGTCGGCGGCGGTGCCCTTCTCGCCGCGTCTTGCGGGTGTGATTGCTCGGACGGACTCCGAGCTCGGGTACTGGTGCTCGCCGAGTAACAAGCAAATACTCGGTGTCACTGGTATCGAGACGCCCCTTAGCGCCTCAGTGTCTGACGCGACCTGTGACGTAAACGTACTCAACGGCGCTGGCGTCGTGACGGTGTTCACGGGGTACGGCGTTGGTATTCGCACGTGGGGCAACCGCGCCTCGACGTTTCCGGGCTCGAGCGCGATTACGACGTTCATGTGCGTGCGGCGCACTATCGACATGGTTGACGAGTCGATCGAGAAAGCGGCTCTCGCCTATCTCGACGGTCCGGTCGGTAAGGTACTGATTCAGGCCATCCTAGATGACGTGAACGCGTTCCTTCGTACGCTCATCTCCCGTGGCGCATTGATGCCCGGTTCTCGCCTCGAGTACTTCGACGCTGATAACGAAGTATCGGAACTCGCCGCGGGTCACGTCACCTTCACGAAGACCTACTGTCCTCCGCCGCCGCTCGAGCGCCTTACCTATAAGAGCGTTCTCGACACAACCCTACTGGGGAACTAAACAATGAACGTCTCGCAGGTACTGAACGCTAACGTTTATATCGACGGCACGAACAATCTCATTGGGCGCGCCGGTACCATCACACTGCCCGACGTCGTTGCGGCGGTCGAGTCGCATCGTGGACTCGGGATGATTGGCAGTATCGAGATACCAACAGGACTCGACCTGCTCACGACGAAGATTAAGTGGAACGGGTTCTATCCCGACGCGCTGAAGTTGGGCGCTAACCCGTTCGCTTCGCACAAGCTACAGGTCCGAGCCAGCATCGAGACGTTCGGCGCTGGAGGTCGAGAGTCTGAGGTCCCGCTCATCGTGAGCCTTGTGTGCACCTGGAAGAAATCGCCGCTAGGCGCGTTCTCTCCGGGTGCGAAGGTTGAGGCCGAGCAAGAGCTATCGACGACGTATGTCAAGGTCAACGTGGATGGTAAGGATACCATCGAAATCGACATACTAGAGAACGTCTGGAAGGTAGACGGTGTAGACGTGCTCGCGACGTATCGCGCGAACTTGGGAGGTAAGTAAACATGTCGACGGAAACATTGGCTTCGTCGTTGGCGGCAGGCGTTGTTCCGGCTCCGGATGCTGTAGCGGTCGACGCAAGATACAACGACGTCACGCTTCCGAGCGGACGACGCGCGCAGGTTCTCAAACACGGCACTGGTAAACACCTAGTACTCGCGGAGCGGTTAGCACCGGAAGGTACGCGGACAGGTACGGCTCCGTGGCAGATGGCCATGGTTGCTGTCAAGTGTCGAATCGAAGGCAACGATTTGACCTATGAACAGGTGCTCGAACAGAACGATCTCGACCTGCTAGTCCTCGTTGCGCACGTACTGGGAAACGGTTCATCGGTGTCCAACACCTAACCATCCTGCGCGTGGATGGTGGTCTCGCGTGGCGTGATATCCTCGAGACACCCGAGGACGAACTTGTCGCACTGTGGGACGATTGGACCGATTACTGTGACGCGCGCGCTGCCGAGGTAGCGCGCCAAACGGAGCGAGCGAAACATGGCGGGTGACATGAAGTTCGCGATGCTCTTGTCGGTCATCGACAAGGCTACCGCGCCACTAAAAGCGGTACGAGCCGCATTCGCCGGAGCGGCGGCGGCTGGCGAGTCGCTTGGCAAACTGAGTCAGTCGCTACACGACTCACGCGAGAACATCCAAGACTTCGCCGACCGCGGTACCGCCGCGCTTCAGTCGCTGATTGAGCCAGCGTCTCAGGTCGAGCAGGCCCTACTCGCGCTACGCCCAGTCGCTGAGATGGCAGGTGGCGACAGTGTGGCAACGCTGCAAGCCGTACAGCAGGCGAGCGACGCTTATTCGCGCGCTCACACCGCAAACGCGGCTGACTACATCGCTGTATCGACTCAGATGATGCGCGCCGATAAGGGTGTCGCGGACGCTATCACCGCCACGAATGTGGCAATGAGACTAGCGACGTCGGCGACCACCGAGGCCAAGGGCGCGGCGACGACACTCAACGTCCTCTACGACTCCGCAGGCAATAAGGCTGCCGACTACGGTACAGAACTCGGACATCTGGCAGACATACTCACCCGTACGAAACAAGTGTACGGCGACGCGTTCAACGTCGGTGAGCTATCGGATCCGCTGAAGGACGCGACCGCGGCAGCGCGTGACGCGAAGGTCCCGGTCGAGCAAATCGTCGGAGCGCTCGGTGCTCTCGGCGCGGCAGGTATCCTCGGCGGCGAGGGTGGCGCAGCCGTCGCCAACGTCATCACCGGACTGCAGGCAGCGGCCAAACCTCTCGGTTTTGAACTACAGAAGACGGCGACGGGTGGCCTCGATGTACTCGCGACACTCAAGGCCGTCGTGGCCAAGTACGGCGACCTACGGTCGGCTTCGCCTGAGGCATTGGCAGCAATGCAGACCGCCTTCGGGTCGACGTGGCGCGACGTATCGCTCTTGCTCAATCAAACAGATCGGTTGAGTACGCAATGGGGCGCAATCGGCAAGTCTGCCGGCTCCGCGGCGAACGCCCAAGCGGCAGCCGAGTCGACGATGAGCGCTCAGTTGGTGAGACTCGACAATCAACTCAACAGCGTGAAGGTCACGCTCGGAACGGCTGTCATGGGTGCGGCCGCGTCGCTCGCTCCCGAGCTCATCAAGTGCCTAGAGCCGCTCGCGAAGTTCGTAGGTCAGCATCCGAAGCTAGCGGCAATCGCCGCGACCGTATCGGTGCTGGTCGTCGGTGTGAGCTCGGTCGTCGCTCCGCTCATGTCGGCTGGTAGCGCGCTCGTCGGTATGGCTAGTTCGGCGTTGACCGCCGCGGGCGCAATCGGTGCCGCTGGTACTGCTTCGGCAGCGGCAGCCGGCGAGGCAACTGCGGCTGGTGTGGCTGCGGCCGGCGCCACCGGAGGGATCGGCGCCATTACTGCGTCGTGTTGGGCTTGGGCCGCTGCGCTCTTGGCCAACCCCATCACGTGGATTGTGGCGGCCGTCATCGCCGCCGTGGCGCTCATCTACATCTATTGGGGTCCGCTGAGTGCGTACTTCATAAAGCTATGGGCGAGCATCAAGACCGCATTCGTTGGGGCTTGGCAATCGGTCGTCTCAACTTGGCAGGGTGCGGTCGCCTGGTTCGGTGGCATTTGGGGCGGCATCAGGTCGGCGTTCTATACCGCGTGGGACGGAGTCGTGGGATTCGTTGGCGGCATTTGGGGCAACATCAAAGCGGCGTTCAGTGTCGGTATCATGGGTGTGCTCGGGCTGTTCATGCAGTTTCAGCCAATCACATGGATCGTGAAGGCTCTCGATGCGGTTACGCAGTGGCTGTTCGGTTTTTCGCTCATCGATGCGGGTTCGAACATCATCAATACTCTCACCCAGGGTATGGTCAACGCGGCGAGTGGTCCTATCGAGGCCATCAAATCGATCGTGCAGCGTGTCCGTAACTACCTACCGTTCAGTCCCGCGAAGGAAGGCCCACTAAAGGACCTTCACCGAGTAAAGCTCGTCGAAACAATCGCCAGCGCAGTGCACCCGGAACCTCTCGTCAATGCAATGCGAGGAGCGACTGCTCTAGCGATGGGCGCCGTGACCTCTGTCGCTGCGCCTCAGATGGCCGCTATACCTCCGAGCGTCATGTCTGGAAGTCAAACCGCGGTCACGACGAGCCAGAACACGTCGTCGATGTCCGTGACGTTCCAGTTCGCCGACACGGGCGCGTCGGCGGTGTCCCAACTAGAGTCGTGGATACGAGACCCGTCGAACGCTCGTGCGTTGGCTAATGCTGTACAGTCCCACCAGTCGCGAGTCGCTCGCACGGAGCTCGGGTGATGTTGCGCCTCGGCGAGTACCTGACACTTCCGCTGCTAGCAGTCCGTTCGGTGAGTGGCGAATCCGGAGCGGCGTGGGCGCAACAGGATGTCATCGAGGGCAAGCCTCGGCTTCAGTGGATGGGAGAAGTCGGCGAGACGCTAAGTGTCGGGTTGTATCTGCATGCCCAGTTCTGTCAACCGTCAGCAATGCTCGACGCACTGAAGGAGATAAAGGCGTCGGGAACGTCGTTCCAGGTGTGGACCGACGGCGGTAGCTATTGGGGAAACTACGTCATCGGGAGCATCCAGTATCGGAACAACTGGACGCTAGCCGACGGGACCGTTGTTGCGATGTCGGTCGACGTGTCGCTGAAAGAGCCTGGTGGCGAGGACGTCGAACTTACGCGACCGCCAGGAGTATCCGGCTACGCGACGCCTGAGTTGATCGCACCGCCACCCGAAGATACCAGCGGAGACCCTAACACAGTCGACCGCGCGACAATCGTGAGGTCGTAGGTCATGACCGACTATGTGACGTACGTGACGAAGGACGGCGACCGATGGGACTCGATCGCATACGCGTATTACGGTGATGCGTTTGGTTACGAGCCAATCATCGCCGCTAACCCGTCGGTACCGATTCGTCCGACATTGACGGGTGGCATCAAACTACTGATCCCGATACGCGACGCGGCTACGACATCCGCGTCAGCTCCGCCCTGGAAGAGGTCGACGTGAGACCTGCGCCGAAATGGTTGATCACATACGAAGGGACCGACATCTCCGACGAGATTGCTCCGATGGTACTGTCCGCCGAGTACGTCGACAATGTGAGCGGCAAGAGCGACGAACTACAGCTCACGCTCGACGACCGAGATGGCTTATGGCGCGAGGGCTGGTGCCCATCATCCGGCGATAGTCTCGCCGTGAAGATGGGGTACGAAGGCCAACCGCTACTCGACTGTGGAGCGTTCAAGGTCGACGAGGTAGGTCTACGGGGAAAGCCCGATACGGTCACTCTCAGCGCACAGGCCGTACCCGTCACCAGCCCGTTGCGTAGCGTCGTCTCACGAGCCTACGATAAGGTGACGCTCCGCTCGCTCGTCGAACGGATAGCTGGCGAGCTCGAGCTCGAGGTCTGCGGTGAGATAGTCGACGTGCCCATCGCGCACATCACGCAGTCACAAGAGACCACTTTAGCGTTCCTGCGTCGCCTCGCTCAGGCGTACGGATACGCGTTCAGTGTCCGGCCTCCGAAGCTCGTGTTCTACGACTTGGTACAACTCGAGGCGTCAAAGGTCGTTATGCGGTACGGTCGCACCGACTTGGCGTCCTACGACCTCAAGGGGTCAAACCAAAATACCTACGTCGCGTGCGAGGTATCGTACCTAGACCCAACAACTAAGGAATTGCGCAAGGTACGCGTCGAGGCAGCTCACGCTCGCACGAAGACGGTCGTGAGCGGCTCGGTCGCCGGTGACGTCATCATTCCGACACGTACACTTCGGCAAGGCTCATCCGGTGACGATGTGAAGTCATGGCAGACCTGGGTCACGAGTCAGGGGTGCGACGTCGGAACTGTCGACGGCAAGTTCGGAGCGAAGACTCGACGAGGCACGGTAGTCTATCAACAACGCCTCGAGGCCTCTCCTGATGGTGTTGTTGGCCCGGAGACTGTTCGCCTGTCGCGTGAGGCCGGTTGGGGCTCAGCCGCGGCGAGTGCCGGTGATGGCGTCAAGGTCGAAGTCGCCGGTCGAGTACTACGAAAGACCATCCGGGTTGAGACCATCGAACAGGCTGAGCTACAAGCTCGGGCGCTGTTGCTCGATGCCAATCGGTTGCGCGTCAACGGTACCCTCGCAATGTCTGGCGACCCCTGTCTAGTTGCCGGGGCTACTATCGAGCTCGGTTCAATGGGTCGAGTGTCTGGTGCCTACCTGATCCAGTCGTCGGCTCATCGAGTCGGACGTAGCTCGGGATACTCGACAAGCGTTGAGGTGACCTGTGTATAGGCGAGGTATCGTAGAGGAAGTGGATGCGGCTACCTGTCGCGTGAGGGTTCGGTTTCCGCAGGAGCAGGACCTGTTGAGTGGCTGGCTCGACGTGTTACAGGGGTCGACGCACGAAGATAAGTACTATCGGATACCTCCGAAAGGGAATCAGGTAGCAGTCCTACTCGACGAGCAGAATGAAGCCGGATGCGTCCTCGGTGCGGTTTACTCGACCGCTGATGCTCCGCCTGCCGACGCTGATAACGTAGTGGTCGTCACGTTATCCGATGGGTTCGAAATCAAGTACAACAAGACGACTCACGTGCTCGCGGTTACCGTGCCATCTGGCGGGTCGCTCGAGTTGTGTGGTTCATCGAGCTTGGTCGCGCTCGCGACGAAGGTCGAGACAGAGTTGAAGGCGTTCGTGAACGACTACAAGGCGCACGGTCACATTGCTGGTACGCTTCTCCTGAGTGCCGCGCCTGGTAGTCCGGTCACGGGCACGACAGGTGCTCCCGTTGCCGTGTCCTACGCAGTTGGGGCAGTCGGTGCCGCGCAGCTAAAGAGCGGCTGATAGTGGCCCTGTACCGTCATCGCGTGCGCACCGTTCGCGGCGCAATATAGCCCGCATGTCAACACAGCGCCAAGTCGGCGCGGTCGGAGTGCCATCAAGCGACGATGCCGAGCTCGAGCAATCGTTGGGGCTATGTCTAACCTTGCGGAAGGGCAGCGTGCCGAATAGTCCCGAGCTGGGCTCGTTGCTTTATGAACTAATCGACGCGCCGCTCATCGAGGCGCGCTCGAAGGCGCCGGCTTATGTGCGTCAAGCCGCCGCTATCGATGGTCGACTGGTGGTGCTTTCTACAGTCGTAGCTAGTGCGGCTCCTGGTGAGGTCTCGCTCGACGTGACATGGCGCCCGAAGAGTACCGCGAAGAGTCGCACGACGAGGGTTACAATCAAATGACGCTTCCCGAGCCATCGTTTATTGACCGTGATGGTGCCGTGATACGCGACGCGATAGTTGCGCGCACCGAGGAGTTGCTAGGTGAAGCGCTCCCGCCAGCGTCAACCGAGCGAATTCTCTGTGAACAGCTCGCGTACCGCGAGACGTTGGTACGGGTCGCCATCCAAGAGGCGTGTAAGCAGAACCTTTGGGCGTACGCGTCGTACCCAATGATTGACTACCTCGCGGCGTTAGTCGGCGAGAAACGGATACCAGCGAAAGCGGCTGTTGCGACATTCCAGGCTACGCTACCAGCGGTACGGTCAGTCGTGAGCGTGGTCCCATCTGGTTTCGCCGTTCGGTCGAAGGACGGTAAGGTCGTGTTTACACTTGACCGAGATGTGACCATAGCGGCGGGTCAACTCAGTGGTGCGTCAGACGGTACGTGTACGACTACCGGAACTGTCGGTAACGGATATCTTGCTGGCACTGTCTGTGATCTTGTGTCGCGACTCGATTTTGAGGTCGCTGTGTCTAACATCGGCGAGACTGGTGGAGGTACCGTATCCGAGTCTACCGAGGCGATGAGAGTTCGTGTTCCGCTGGCGGTAGCTAAGGTTTCCGGGGCTGGTCCGGGCGACGCGTACGAGGCTATCGCTCGTGGTGTCTCTACCGCTGTAGCCGACGCGAAGGCGACTCGTTTGGTCGATGGTATCGTGCGTGTGACGGTGTTGGCCTCGACAGGCGTTCCCAGTGCCGGGCTGTTGGCACAGGTGCTTGCTGCATACGACCCAGATTCGAACATGCCCGAGAATGATGCGGTCGATGTCGTGGCGGCTACCGCCGTCGAATTTGACCTCGTTCTATCGGTCACGCTGTATCGCCCGCAAGCTCCTCGAACGCCTGCGCAGGCTATTGAAGACGTTGCAACACAAAGTCGCTCGTACGTCCTTGCCCGATGCGCGCGGCTCGAATACCAGATCGTACCGAACCGAATCGAGAGCGTCGCGATATCATCAGTTGCAGAGGTATACGACTGCACCGTAACGAGCGAGATACCATTGATTGGCAGTGGTCAGTTCGCAAGTCTTCGTTCACTAACGGTGAACCTAGCTGGTTTCACCGAGGAGCCACTGCCGTGAGTGGTGTTCCGGCACCCGATGGCCTGAATGACGCCTTTAGTCGCGTCTTCATGCGGGTCACCGAAGAACGATTCGCTGCTATACGGGTAGAGAGTTGTCTCGTATGGGATATCGCGAATTCACCGGACGAAGCGCTACAACATATCGCGTCTGGTCTCGGTCTGTCTCGTGTGTTAGCTGCTGACGCCTTACGCTCTGCGCTGCCAAGCGGACTGATGGTGCTCGCTGGTCGTGGCACACGCGCCGCAGTCGAGGCGGCGCTTGAAGGACTTGGGTATGTCGTCGCATTCCGTAGCGGACTACAGCATTTGCTGTGCGATGGCTCTATCTTGGCCGACGGTGAGCCGTACGAGTGTGGTTACGACTCTCATTGGGCCGTTTGCCATCTTTATCTGACGGCTACCGGGGTGACTCTCACAACCAACCAGATCGATGAGGTATGGCGCAATGTCGACTATTGGGGACGTAAGAGTGTACGTCACGTATTGGTTGTCACTGACGCTACTGGTCGACACGTGTACCGCAACAACGCGACGGTTCCGAGCTGAACCATAGAGGACGTATGACTGGACTGCTAGAAGAAGCTGCAAACGGTTGGAGTGAACCACTGCGTCGTATCGAGATCACCGACCCGGTACGAGGCGGCGAAGATGGCCCACTTAACGCCGCTTCGAAGACGCTTGGTTGGCGCACGAAACAATTGCTAAGTTACGTGCGTTCACAGGGTCGCATGAGTCGTGGTCAGATTTGGTCGCCGCCTCAGTTGTCGAGTCGTCCTCTAGCGGCTATCGCATACTCTCCAAAGCTACGGAGACTAGTGGCAGTCGGCGGTGTTAGTGGCTCGTACAACACCGTCAGGACATCCGATGATGGTGGGAATACTTGGGTCGAGCGGGCGTTGCCTATCAGTGCTTCGGCGGCGTCTCCGTGTACTGACGTGGTCTGGGTGCCAGGTGCTAGTATGTTCGTCCTCATCGCCAAGCGCGTGACATGGTCGAACCCGACGTCGAACTTGTTTTGTTCTAGTGACGGTATCACGTGGAATTTTATCCTCAACGGGATTGGGGAATTTGCCGCGGCTTACTTGGTGGTTGATTCGGCTGTTGGTAGCGACGTTGTCTACTTGTTGCCGAATACGATCGAGCCGAGCCATACCGTAGCGATACAGCGTATATCATTACTGGGTACGACGGGGCTCGGCTTCGCCGCGCTCAACGACCCCGCTGTTGCATCGACGATGAATGTCGCCGATTGGTACTATGATCGGACGACAGGATTCGTCGCTATCGGTGATCGGCGGATTGTTCGGTGGCTAGATATTGGTACCGCCGCGACCGTCGTTAGTCTCGGCACGGCGAGTACTCTGTTTCGACGTATCTGTAGCGACGGCGCCGGTAATGGTCATCTGTTTATAGCGGGATACGACTCGACCGGTGGTTCCTGCGGCTATTGGAGTGATGACGGAGGGACGTACGCTGAGCTCGGCAGCTTTGCCGAGAAGAACGACTGGCGAGCAATTGTTTACGACCCTGAGAATGCAGGGTTTGTCGCGGTCGCTGGTGTCAACGCAGCGACCGAGCATCGTGTTCGTATCTGGTACTTTGGCGGGACTAACGGATTCTCTGGTTGGCAGCGTCGCAGCACTATCGGTCAGTGTTACCCGTTCCAGTGGCAGGACGCTGTATATGCCGATGGTGCTATCGTGGCTGTGGGTTCCGCCAGCGATGGTGGTAGCTCGGGCGCTACTGCCACTTCCGGCCTGTGGTTCCCTCCGTGAGTCGTTACCGCCCGGCGGTAATCTGTATCCTTGGCCATCAGGCTGTCAAATTTGGCCAAACGCCTGTCGCGCTACACCGATTTAGCTGGTTCGCGC